TCAACAAGCCCGCCGAGGTGCCACACCACACTTCGTGTGGGCGCTACCATTTCTTGTATAACTCTTCTGCAGTTATTGGATCGAAGTGTAGCTCTGAATAAGCCTGATCCCACCACACTTTGATGCCAGGCCATAGAGCTTTGGAATAGTTACCTTGGTGTATGAGTAGTCGTGCTTCTCCAGGACCATCACCTATGATGAAGTCCTCGCCTGGAAGCAGAATAGGCTTGATGCGCATGAGTGTTGAGGCGCGGACGACTGCAGGTGCAGCTGCACACACGAGCATCTGTTGGAGGAAGCTTCTACGAGAGGGGTTCACTGTTCAATCTCCCGCATCGTGGGTGTAGTCATAGCCCTCATTGAAGATACTTTCAATCTCCTTAGAGATGTAGCCACCAGTGGTAGGCCTCGTCTCGGCAGAGTTACTGTGAACTGGACTACCCAACGGCTCGGCATTCTGCCGTAGTGGGTACTCGATATGAGTGTACTTTCCTGCTTTCTCATCGCGCTCAGTTTGGCTGCCTGGAATGGGCTCTGCAGAGTGCCGTAGCATTGCCTTCTGTGCTGCGCGCACACGCTTGTCCTGTTGCTCTTGAGGTGATACCGTAGGGGTGTTCCAATTTGGCACAGCAGGTGTTTCGAGCAACCGCTGGCGCAATGCACATAGCGCTGGACACGCTCGCTCGAACGCGCTGTGGCTGTCCATGTAGTAAACACGCTTGATTTTGTTCAGCTCTTTGATTAGCTCTGTTGGGCTCATGGCTGAGGCTCCTCAAACTCTTTGGCTAGCGGAACATACTCCTCGGTATCGTCCATGCACCAGTTCTCTTTGTTATTTTCGTACTTGAACTTTAGCTCATCATAGCGGAGTTTGCGCCGTTCTTGAGCTACCTTTGCCTCTGAGGTCTGTGGTACAAGTGGCCTAACTCTATAAAGCTCTCCTGTCATTCTGATTGTACTAGCTATAGCAAGCTTTCTTGCATCGCGTTTCTTAATCTTGAACGGAGCCATTACCTGTTCATACTCAAATCCGGATCGGTCTGGCAGGATGGCATTCACGCGGAAGCTCTCCATGGCTGAGCTGAGTGCGATACTGACCGCTGAACTGAAGGACATGCCAGGCATGTAAGCATTCAGCTTCTGTACCAAGTCTGCAACTGACATGCAGTCTCGTGGATTGACTCTGAGGGAGATTACGATGCCTGGGGTCATGTTAGCCTCTCCCTTTATTGCCTAAACCAATCTACATTCATCTCGATGCTAGGAAGCCACTCTGCATGTATGAGAGTGAATATGTCATCTGAGATAATGTTTCCAGCCTTCTCGAGCCTCTTGTACACAGGTGTCTCTTGTACAACTGGATGAACATTAGCCATCTCATGCAGAGCTTTGTTTAAGTTCCTTCTTGCCTCTGCCAGTGATTCTAGGATTATCTTCTTACGCTCTGACTCGACTATTGGCTTCACTGCTGTTACATTGCTCATGTGGATGCTCCTAGTGTACACAAGCTAATGGCGGGATGCCGAGCTTGTGAATCCATTATACACTAGTATGTGGTGTATGTCAAATGGGTTATGTATGTTTCAATGTATTAATGTAGGTATGGTATATGGGCGTCCTTTTTTTATTCTTTTTTTTTTTTTAGATGTATGTATACCATTCATACTTCATAACATAATAACATTACCAACAATCTCTCTGAAGCTCTAAGCTCTGCGAAGGGTCAAGCTGTGCAGCTAGGCACAAAAGGACAAAGAAAAAGCCCTCAACCGAACTGGCCTGAGGGCTTGGTTTGTTACTCGACTTCGTTCATGAGCTTCTCGAGTAGCTTCTTCTTGTCTTCGGCACTGAGCGCACCGATTGCCGCTTCGATGTTGACTGGCCCTGCCATGCGACTCCCAGCGCCGTACTCCGCCACCTTGGCCGTGAACGCTGCCGGGATGCTGCCCGACTTGCGCCATGCGCCCTGTAGCCTGACTACCAGATGCTGCGTGGCCAGGTGCTGCAAGACCTCAACGGGGCAGCCCTCGAAGTCCACTGTGAGCGTCGTGCGCTGTGCTTCGCTATCCTTGTCCAACTTGGTTGCTACGAAGAACTGTTTCATGCTTGTAACTCCTTTGTGTAGCACATCCCCAGTTCATGACCCTATGCCATGTATGGAGATGCGCCGTATTGTTAAGGAACCAACCTGCCACCCGTGTCCACTGGGCGCACCATAACCAATGCAGGTGCCATGCCAACCCAGCCGCATCGCATGTAACCCTTTGATTCTAAACAGATGTATTTGCAATCGGTTGTTTTGAACCAGCCATATACACATGGCACAGATATTGCCCAGCGCGTAGAATGTCACAATGTGCTGACAATTTGCGGCACAGGGTCACTACGCACTATCCTGGTGCATGCCCAGAACTCTGCACCTATTTGGTGCATGGCTACTTAGTGCATCGCACCACGGGATAGCCGCACTCGGGATAGGGCTATTCACAACGCTGGAGGCCAAGTGTGCAGGTGCCTACCTACCGCATGGCACGGTGTGAACACCTACCTACACCTCGGCGAGGTAGGCACACACCTACCCCATGCGTTGAAAAGGTAGGCACCTGCCTCTGTGATGATGCCACCGGGGGAGCAAACAACTTCCGCTAGGCGGGCGGGCGAATCACTTCTCCCATAATCGGCCAAGTTCAAACCTTCATCCTATCATTGACTCGCCAAGCGGTGCTATGCAAAATAAATGCGTTAGAAGCTTGACACCATTTGACAGCTTCGCGCATGTGTGATACCATCGTGGAATGGACCTCCCGCAGCTTCTCACCTCGGCACAGTTGGAGCAACTCAGCAGAGTTCGGGAAGCGCTACGCTCGCAAGAGCGTAAGGACCGTTCCAATTTGGAACACCAGCACGCGCAGCTGGCACTACGTGCCACACAACTAACCGAGGAGCCCTCCAATGGAGCTCTTTCACCTGTTTAGCAAACTCGAACATCTTGTAACCAAAGGAGACCAGATCATGAGTGCAGTTACAGACTTCACCACGAAGATGGAAGCACACTTCGCTAAGCTGAACACAGACCTAGACGCCCTAGCGGCCACAGTTGCTTCCCTACGTGCTCAGGTTGCGGCAGGTTCTGGGGCGCTCGCTACTACAGACCAAGCAGCACTTGATGCAACAGAGACTACCGCCACTGCAACGGTTGCCAAAGCTGATACCACCGCGGCAGCCTAAGCTGGAGCTTCTGGGTGGACCAGTCTTCGCTTCCCACTGCGATAGCTGAAGCTACCTCTGAGTGGCAACTCAAGGAGCTTAGCCCTCGCCACAAGAATGCTATGTCCCTGCTCGCGCAGGGCTTGGACCGTCAGCGCATTGGTGAAGCCATAGGTTACTCAGCAGAGTACATAACCTGGCTCGCCAGGCAGCCACTTTGCAAAGCCTACCTCAAGGAAATGTCTGAGTATGCCGACGCCCGCCTCATTGCACTCACTGACTCCTCGGTGGACGCCATCGCTGAAACACTGCGCCTTGGAAGTGGCGACGAGAGGCTTAAAGCTGCCAGGTTGCAAATGGAAGCTATCGGTCGCATCGGCCGAGGTCGTCCAGAGGAAAGCAGAACACCTGAAGGTGGTCTCGAAGCACTTGCAGGACGTCTAATTGGTCTACTCGCTAAAGCTCGTAACCCTGAAGGAGTTGAAGATGCGCAAGTCATCGAAGAAGTCTCACGCTAACTTTCCACAGCGTGCGGGAGAGATTCCCATGATAGAACACCAGAGCCCTCCTACAGATGCTTTACCTGTGAGTCAGCGAAACCAACAGGGCGGTGTTCGGAGCTTGCCAACTGCCAAGAGTCCCTTTCCCAAATGACTCGCTATTGCTCAATCTGTGGTAAGGACAATGCCTGCCCAGGAAACTGCTGGTGTGAAGACTAATAGGAGATAGCTATGCTTCAGGATGTGATTGATTCCATTCCAGTGTTCGGCAAGGTCTACTTGAAAGAGGAGTTCATCGGCGAGTGTGGCATGTCGATCACTCGGGTAGTCCCTGTGAAGCAGATCATCGGAGATCGCGCTATCCTCGAGGAAGGTGCAGCAGTGATCTTCAACTCCCAAGTCATGCTTCAGACTAACAAAGGACCAATGGCAGTTACCTTCGCCATCCCTGCTCAAACTCTTGAGGGTGCAGTGCAGAACTGGCAGGCTGCTGCTAAGCTCGCAGTAGCAGAGATTACTGAGCAACAACGCGAAGCGCAGAGACGAATTGTAGTACCCGACCTTATTGCCTCGAAGATGAACTAACATGGGAGGGCGTGTTGTTCTAGACTCCAAGAAAGTCGAGGAGACCTCGGTGGTCACCTTTGACTTCACTAGTCGTCTGAATGTAGGCGCTACAATCTCCACACAGGTTGTCACAAGTGAAGTTTACAGTGGTGTAGATGCTAGCCCAAGCGCTATGATTAGTGGTAGCGCAAGTGCCTCTGGTACAGTAGTCACTCAGCTCATCACCGGCGGAGTGCTTGGTGTGCTTTACCTACTCGAGTGCGTAATCACAACTAGTGATGGACAAACACTCTCGCTAAACGGATTCCTTGCTGTGGCGCCAGATATAACATGAGCGGACTCCAGTGGAACGCTGACGCACCCAAAGTCATCCAGGGGAACTACACAGCGGATAACTTGGTGTGTGCTAAGTGTAAGCATTCGCTTACGGAGATAGCCTTGAAGGGACTCCGTTGTACTACGGGAAGTCACTTCATTGGAACTCTAGGAGCCGTGCGTGGCTGTTAAGCTCACCGCAGACCTCATAGAGGCTTTCGCAGGTATGTTCCTGAGCCCTCGCTATGACTCGCCACAGCCCACTCCTCCATTCCACCGCGAGATGTGGGCCTTATATTGTAGTGACTCTCCTGCCGTAGCGGTGGCTGCCCCAAGGAACCATGCTAAGAGCACTGGTGGAACGCACGACTTTATTCTAGCAACCGCACTCTTTCGTGCTGAGCCCTATATCATCCTCGTGGGTAGTTCCGAGGATATGGCTATCGAGCACCTCAGCGACATTGCCAACGAGCTCTTGGAGAATGAGGAACTTCGTTCCGAGTTTGGTATCAGCACTTTTGAAACCCAGCAGAAAACTGACATTGTGGTAAGATGTCAGGATGGCTACCTCTTTCGCATCATCGCCAGAGGTGCCGAGCAGAAGATTCGTGGCCGCAAGTGGATGGGTCGCCGGCCTGGCCTCATTGTGTTCGACGATATTGAGGATGATGAGCAGGTTGAAAGTAGGGACCGCAGGCTGAAGTTTCGGCGCTGGTTCTTCCGTGCGTGCAAGCAAGCATTGAGGGATGGTGGGAAGATACGCGGTCATGGCACTATCCTTCACGAGGATTCCTTGCTTGCGCGTCTCATGAAGGATAAAACGTGGCAGACGAAGTGCTGGCGCGCTCACGCAGCGTTTGACGACTTCACAGAGATTCTCTGGCCAGAGAAGTTCCCTGAGAAGCGCCTACGTGGCATTAGGCAGGAGTTTATCGAGCAGGGCGACGCAGCGGGTTACTCCCAGGAGTATCTAAACGATCCCTTCGATAACGAAGACCAATACCTCCGTCGAGATGACTTCGTTAAGATGGAAGACGAGGACCATGACTCGACGAAGGTTATATGTGCCGCTGCAGACCTTGCCACATCTATGGCTCAGAGCGCAGATCGTACCTCTATCACCGTGGGCGGCAAGGATCTTGGTAACTTCCTTCATGTGGTGGATCAGAGGAAGGGCAAGTGGCCCTCGGACGTGATTGTGGAGCAGATGTTCGCTGTGCAGCAGATGTGGACGCCAGATGTCTTCTTCGTGGAGGGCGGTGCTATCTGGAACACACTGGCTCCGATGATCTACAAAGAGATGCAGGAGCGTGACATCTGGATTAACTTCCAGCCTGTGATGCCTACGAAGGATAAGGCCTCTCGAGGCCGTCCATTCCAGCGGCGCCATCGCGCTAAGTCAATGAAGTTCGACAAGGAGGCACCTTGGTATGAAGAGTATGAAGCCGAGTTACTTCGATTTACCGGAGTGGGTCAAGCGGTTAGAGATGATCAATTCGATAGCACAGCTCTCCTTGTACTTGGATTTGAAACTATCTCGAACGTTGAGAAAGATGATCTAATGTCAGAGGATGAGCAGGAGTTCCAGCAGCTCTCACGGGAGTTCCGTGGCGGTGGTGGCAGGAATACGGTGACTGGATACTAAATGTTAGTACTTGACACCAAGCTAAAGATCGACGACGATGCGATTCGCAGCGCGAATCTATGTGATCGCTTTAGCGAACGTGACCTCGAGAGAATTGGTGCTTACTGTTGGGAAGGCTACAAGCAGGATAAAGACTCCCGCGCAGCGTGGGAAAGGCGAGTTCAGGCAGCACTTGACCTTGCGTTGCAAATTCAAAAGGATAAAACCTTCCCCTGGCAGGGAGCCTCTAACGTTGCCTTTCCACTAATCACAATAGCGGCATTACAATTCCATGCTCGTGCTTACCCGATGATCGTGCAGAGTCAGGAAGTAGTGAAGTGCCGAGTTCTCGGCGATGACCCTGATGGGCACTTCGCTGACCGCGCGAGGCGCGTGGGTATGCACATGAGCTACCAGTGCCTCGAAGAGGATGAGAGCTGGGAGGAGCAGCACGACAAGGCACTGATTGCACTACCGATCATGGGCTGCCTCTTTAAGAAAAGTTACTACTCTGCAGGCGTCCGTCACAACGTGAGTGAGCTTGTTCTGCCCACTGATCTTGTGGTAGACTACTTTGCCAAGTCTGTCGAGGGTGCAACACGCAAGACGCACATAACGCCACTATTCCGCAACGATATTTACGAGCGCATCTTGCGTGGAACGTTCCGGGATGTGCGAGATCAGAGCTGGTATAAGAGTGAGTCTACCTGGCCTCAGGACGACACGACAGATGCTCCCACAGATGACCGTCGAGGTCAGATGCCTCCAGAGGGAAGTGCGGAGACTCCATTCAAGGGACTAGAGCAGCACTGTGACTTGGACCTCGACCAAGATGGCTATGCTGAACCCTACATCATAACCTTCGAGCAAGAGTCCAAATGCGTTCTTCGTCTCATCACTCGCTTCGATAAGCCTGAGGACGTGGAGCGCACTGAGAGTGGAGAAATAATCTCTATTCGCTCACGTGAGTACTTCACGAAGTACAGTTTCATTCCTTCCCCTGATGGGAGTATCTATGACATCGGCTTTGGAATTCTACTCGGACCTCTCAACGAAAGTGTTAACTCACTTATCAACCAGCTTATTGATGCTGGAACAATGTCTAACACAGCGGGGGGATTCCTTGGCCGTGGTGCAAAGATTCGCGGCGGAGTCTACCAATTCAGCCCCTTCTCCTGGAATCGAGTTGACTCAACAGGTGATGATCTCAGGAAGAATATATTTCCTCTCCCTGTACGTGACCCCAGTGCGGTACTCTTCAACTTGCTTGCCCTCCTCATCGACTATAGCAACCGAGTGAGTGGAAGCACTGATGCAGTGATTGGTGAGAACCCTGGGCAGAATACCCCAGCGGAAACGAATCGCTCGATGGTCGAGCAGGGAACGAAAATCTACACCGCGGTATTCAAGCGCGTGTGGAGAAGCATGAAACAGGAGTTCAAGAAGCTCTATCTGCTAAACGCAACGTTCCTTCCCTCGAAGAAGCCATTCGGCGCTGGGAACTGGATCATGAGAGAAGATTACCTTGGTGATCCAGATATGGTAGTTCCAGTCGCAGACCCCAACGTGGTCTCGGAAACGATAAGGATGCAACAGGCTACCGCGGTGAAGCAGAGCGCGATGGTCACTCCAGGGTATAGCATCCCTGATGTGGAGAGAAACTACTTGAAGGCTATGCACATTGAGGATATGGCTCGTCTCTATCCTGGACCTGACAAGGTGCCACCGCTGCCTAATCCCAAGGTGAATGTGGAGCAGATGAAACTCCAAGGGAAGCAGATGGAACTCAAACAGCAGCAGCAAGAGTTCATCGCCAACCTAATGGAGACGAAGCGCCTCAACACAGCCAAGATTCTTGAACTTGAGGCAAGGGCTATGAAGGAAGCCTCTGAGGCCTCGGCTGAGAGCGCTGGCATCAAGATCAAACAGTTCGATGCTCAGATCAACGCATTGAAAGCTTACAACGAAATGATCTCAGGCAGCTTGGAACAAATGAAGGAGGGAATGAAAGATGCTGACGCAGGAGCAATGGCAGGAATGGCTGGTGCATCCGGCAACAGTGGCCCTGCGGGAATGGGCCAAGGCCAGGCAGGACAGCCTCAAGGAGCAATGGGCTGATGGAAACTTTACAGACGTTTTTCAAAGCAGTACAGCAATACTTAACGCAGGGGCGACAGGCGCTTGTAGCGTCTATCGCGAGGTTGAGGAATTGGATTACTCACAAATAGTCGAGGGACAGGCAGATGACGAACAGCAGCGGGTTGGAGGCGTTGGGACACGCAGTTTTGATAAGGCCCTACGAGCCGAAAGTACAAAGTAGTATCATTGCTATACCTGATAGTGCTCAGGGAAGAATGGTGATGGCAGAGCAACGTGCTACTATAGTACAAGTTGGCCGGGATGCCTGGAAGGAAGAACGTTGGTTCTTTGGGCTAATTCGTAGACCGAGGGCAAAGCCAGGAGATAAGGTACTGGTAACGAAGTATGCAGGATACCAAACGGTTGGCACGCTAGATGGAATATCCTATCGGCTAGTCAACGACCGCGACGTGTTCTGCAAAATCACTGAGGAGAAGGCAGATGGCTGAAGCTGGAGAAGGCGCAACTAGCGTTGCTGCACCGGAAGTTCAGGAGAAGGCAAAAGGGATGGGATGGATTCCTCCCGAGCAGTTCAAGGGTGCTCCGGAGAAGTTTATCGATGCTGATGTGTTTGTCGAACGGGCAGAGCAGTACATGCCTATCATGCGCAGGAACAATGAGATTCTGCGTGGTGAGCTTGGACAGACCAAGAAGCAGATGGCTGAGATGAAAGCGCAGCTTGATGCGGCAGCGGAGAGTTTGGCTACGGTGAAAGAGTTCAATGCTGAGAATGCTAAGCGCATCAAGGAGCAGGCGAGGGAAGATGCAAGGAAAGAACTTGCTGAAGCCCGAAGCGAAGGTGATGTTGACCGGGAAGCAGCTGCCATAGAGACAATCTCGAATCTTGGTCGTGAGCCTGAGAAGCAACAGCAGCAACGAACTGAGCAGCCCGTAGGGCAGAAAGATTTCACCAAGGAACCTGACTTCATCGCTTGGAATGAGAAGAATCCTTGGCTCGGTGTGGACAGTGTGAAGTCTGGAACCGCACTTGGCATCATGGGCGACCTAAGGAACAAAGGTGACACTTCGGTGGGGCGAGAGTTTTTCGAAAAGGTGGATGCTGCCCTTGAGAAGATCTATGGGAGCGGGGCTCCCGGCGCAAGCCGTGTTGAGGGGGCTCGACACTCTGGCGGTGGGGGAGGCGGGGCGCAGTCCAGAAGCTACGCTGACCTCCCCGCGGAAGCGAGAGCTGCGTGTGATAGAACTGAGACCAAGGTGGTGGGCCCTGGACGAGCCTACAAGAACCAAGCTGAGTGGCGCAAGTACTATGTCCAAACCTATTTTAGCGAGGAGTAACGAGCATGCCAAAGGAAGTTAGTCCAGCAAACAGCACTGTGCCGGTGGCACATGAGCGCCAGCGAATCCCTATGTCACTTCCTCGTCTCAAGCTTGAGGTACCAGACATTCCTGGCTATCACTTGCATTGGTTCGCTGATCGCCCGGGGCGCATCGCACAAGCACTTCAGGCATTCTACGAGTTCGTCGATGTGAGCGAAACCTCTGTGACGAATACCATGCTTGCAGACGAGGTGAGTGCTACCGGAAACACTGACCTTGGCACTCGCGTAAGCATCGTCGGTGGAGCGGGAGAGGGCGGCACAGTGGAGCGCTTGTATCTAATGAAAATCAAGGAAGAATTCTGGCAAGAGGATCAAAAGGCACTGGAGGCAAAAAGCAAGTCGGTCGTAGACCAAATCTTCCGCGGTGTTGCGCAGCCTGGCACACCTGGAGATGGTTCCAACCGCTATGTAGAGGTTGGTCAGCGCCGAGGAATCTAACGACATGTTTGAAACTTTGGAGAACTAATGGCGAACATCAACTCGCCTTCGGGACTTGCACCTGTCCAGTACCATAACGGAAACCCTTGGAATGGTGCTGGCAGAATGTATATCATCCCGCAGGCTGACACCAACGCTATTGCAGTTGGTGACCCTGTTGCAACCTCAAGTGGTAATGCCGACACTGTGTTGGGCATCCCCGCCGTGACGTTGGCAACTGCAGGAAGTGGCAACGCCATTCGAGGCGTTGTCCTAGCAATCGGAACTAATGCTGACGGAGGCCCCTTTATTGACCCGAGGAACCTCACACTCACAGTAGCTCCTGCAACAAAGACAGTTCCGTACTATGCCCTAATCTGCGATGATCCAGACGTGATCTTCGAGGTGCAGGACATTGGCACAAGCACCGCTCTGGCTTCGACAGATATCTCGAAGAACATCAACCTAAAGAGTGGCGTGAATAATGGCTTCGTCTCAGGTTGGGGAATTGATAACGGTTCAAAAGGAACAGGCGCAACGCTACAATGCCACCTCTTTGGCTTGGTGCGTCGTATAGATAACGCATTTGGCGCTAACGCTAAGTATCTCGTGCTCATCAATAACCATGAGCTTGGTGCTGGCGTTGCGGGAGTATAACGAATGGCAACTGGTGGCGTAATCACAACTGGTAGTCACCCTAAAGCACTCTGGCCTGGAGTGCACGCATTTTGGGGGCAAGTCTACTCAGAGCACCAAGAAGAATACACGGAGCTATACGACGTAGACTCGTCTACGATGTCCTACGAGGAAGACGTTCAGATCACTGGCTTTGGACTTGCGCCGGTCAAAGCGGAAGGCGTAAGCGGAAGCTATGACTCGGAAACGCAAGGCCCGGTAACTCGCTACACGCACCTGGCCTACTTCCTTGGCTACATCGTGACGCATGAAGAGCTTTCGGATAACTTGTACGAGCAGGTTTCGATGCGTCGTGCAAGAGCGAATGCTTTCTCGATCTGCCAAACAGTCGAGCAGGTTTCGGTGGTTCCCTACAACACCGGCTTCACAACCTACAAAACTGCTGATGCAGTTACGTTGTTTAGCACTGCCCACGTTCAAACGCCGGGCGGTACGTACAGCAACGTTCTGAACCCCGGTGCTGACCTCGCGGAAGCCTCCCTTGAGGACATCTGCGTTCAGATCATGGGTGCGCAGACTGACCGTGGCCTCTTCATCAACATCATGCCTGATTCGCTTCATGTACCTCGCCAAGAGTGGTACAACGCTCAGCGCATTACGAAGTCAGTACTTCAGCCAGGTACAGCAAACAACGACCTGAATGCACTGCGTGCTACCAACGCGTTCCCGAAGGGAGTGATGCTCAACCATTACTTCACCGCCGCGCATGCTTGGTTCGTGAGAACCAACTGTCCCAACGGGGCGAACTTCTTCTGGCGTGAGAAACCCAACTTCGCCAAAGACAATGACTTCGACACCAAGAATGCAAAGGCAGCAACTTACATGCGGTTTGTCTGCGGCGTGACTGACCCTCGGGCCATCTTTGCTAGCAACGGACCCTAAGTAACATGAACATAGGCGTGTACCAATTTGGTACAGTAGGGGGCACGAAAGTGCCCTCTCTCTGAAAGGAGCGTTTAGATGGGCGCACCACAAGTATCGAACTTTCCTCAGGGCTTTGTGAACGGTGTGATCCTCAAGGGTCAGCCGATTCTACAAGCCCAGCCAGGGAAAGTGTTTTGGCTCTCGAATGGAAGCTCACTCGAGGCCGGTGAAGTGCAGGGAGCGGATACTAACCGAGGAACGTTCTTCCGGCCGTTCGCTACTCTGGCGGGAGCACTAACAATGTGCACACCGGGGAACGGAGATATCATCTTCGTTAAACCTGGACACTCGGAGACAATCAGCTCGGCTACCGCGCTGACAGTGAATATGTCAGATGTGTCCGTGGTGGGCTTGGGCACTGGTCTTCAAAGGCCACTATTCACTCTGGGTACTGCGGCAACGGCAACTATCAATATCTCTGCCGCAGATGTGACGTTCCAGAACATTCAGTTCGTTGCGAACTTCGCTAACATAACTGCACTGTTCACGCATGTTCAGGCAAGCGTAACCGCAGCGATTGCAGGGAATTTACTTACTGTGAGTGCAGTGGGAAGTGGGACGCTGGGTATTGGGAACACGCTGAGTGGTACTGGAGTGTCTGTAGGAACTCACATTATCGCGCAGCTCACTGGCACAACGGGTGGAGTGGGAACCTACACAGTCGATATCTCACAGACTGTAGCTTCTGGAACAATTACCACGCTAACCACCGGCTTCACGCTGGACAACTGTGAGGTTAGGGACACTAGTGCAATTCTGAACTTCTTGAATGTAGTTACGCTCAGCACGGTCTCGAATGCCTCGGATGGACTAACGATTACAAATAACTTGGTAAACTCTCTGGCGACCAGTGGTGCTGTGACATTACTGAGTTTGCTGGGGACTACAGATAGAATCCTCATTCAAGGTAACTACTACCAGTCTCTAACGACTAATGCGGGGGCAGTTATGCCCTTCGCAACAGGCAAAATTGCAACGGCGTTCCGCCTGCTAGGTAATAGGTTCAACTTGCAGAACGCGGCAGGTACAGCAACAGGTTACCTCATAACAACCAACGGTACAACGAACACCGGGTTTATTGACGGGAACTTTGACTTTGCCTTGCCAACAACGCCACTACCAATCACGCTAAGCTCCGGATTTGCGTATGGATTGCACTACCATACGGATGCTGCTGATAAAGCAGGTTATCTGGTTCCGGTAGCTGATACCTAACCTTGAAAGGACTTTGAAATGTCTACTGGAGTTGCAAACCCGAGCATTCCGATTACACCCTCGAGCAAAATTGTCGCTATTTTTCCTGGCGACTATGGTGCTGCGGATGAGGGAAGTTTCTTCGTTTCGACACTAGCTGCAACAGCATCGACTGCTGTAGCTAACACGACGCAAGCACTGGCTGATACCAACCCTGCGCTAGCCATCAACAATGGTCAGCCTACGACAGGTGGTGGCTTCAACATCTATCTGCGCTACATCAAAGTGAAAGTCACTGTAGTGGGTGGCTCGAACACCAGCAAGAACTACAGTGCTCTGGTGGATAACACGGTGGCCAAGCTGACTACCTCTGGAACCGCACTGGGCGCACCGCAGAACGTTAACACTGGCTCGAACACTGTGAGCAAGATGACTGGCAACGGTGGCGTGAATATCGCTGCGGCACAGTCAGTGAATGGCCGGCGAGTTGGTGACGGTCAAGTGGTTGGCTCCGTGGAAGTCGCGTTTGATGAGTGGATCTTCGACTTTGGCCCTCCGGTGTACGGGAAGAACCTCATTGGTACCACTACCATCGTGAGTGCACGCACTGTTCCGATGCCCCCAGTTATTCTGGCCCCGGGCTGGTGGTTCACGCTGGGCTTCTGGGGTGCTTCACAGGCAGCGTCAGCGGATACCTACGGCTGGGAAATCGGCTATATCGAACGTCCGAGTGGCCAGTGATCGGAGGTTAGTATGGCACTTCCAAATGGAGTGAACTGTGCCGGTTCTGCCCCCGCTGTTGCAGGGGGGCAGTTCATCGTCAGTAATGTTCCTATTGGGCCGGTGGCTCTAGCCACGCTTGGAACGAACACTACCGATGTGATACAGTTGTGGATGTCAGAGATATTCATTCCCTGCAATAGGTTTGTCACTAAAGTGGGGTTCCTGCAGGGTGGCACGGCTACCACAGATAATGCGCTGGCCGCGATCTACGATAGCCAAGGTGTCCTGATTGCAAGCACTCCACTGGCAGGAACGACGCTGAGTGGTGCCAACACGTTCTTGGAACTAACTATTACGCTGAATGGTTCCGGTGTGGCAGTGCCTGGTATCCAGCTTTATGGTCCTGGCCAATACTTCATTGGCATTCAGGGAAATGGTACAACTGCTGGTGCACTTCAGACAGTTCCAGGACCATATCTGCTCTGTGCTAATAGCGTGGCTGCAGGCGTGTTTGGAACACTTCCCGCAACTATCACTGTACCAACAACGTTCACGGCAGCTAAGGGTCCGAGCGTCTACGTGAAATAGGAGAACTGAGATGACAATGGATGAGTGGTTCGCAAAGTACTTCGCTGACGAGTACGTGAATGTGCAGGACAAGGAAGCGTGGAGGACGATGGCAAAAGCAGAAATGCAAGCGATTACGTCGCCAAATACTAAGGTGCCGACTCCTGCTCCTGCTCCTGCACCAGATGTTAGCGCTACACACGTTTAGGAGATTCCGTGGCCAACGATGTTCAAAAGCAGATTATCGAAGAGGGGCCACGGAACGCTATTGTAAAGGTAACAGGAGTGATAGATACCAACGACATAAACTTGATCTCGTTTATCACTCCTGCCAACTTTAGCAATAACGATCCTAGGCTTCGCTTAACTGGCTTCCGTGTGGATGAAGTAATCTATTCGATAGGCCAAACTCTGGACATGGTAATCTCCTGGAATGGAGCACTACCACAACAGATTCTACCCTTGGCCAAGTCAGGGAAGTTTGACCTCTGGCAGGATGGCGGAGCCATTCCGGATGCAACCAGAGATGGCTATGACGGAAGTATCAACATTCGTTCGACAGGGTTTGTAGCAGGCACAGTGCAAGAGTTCAGCCTACAGCTACGACTCGTTAAGTTATATAGCGTGACATGACTATCGCAGCTACGTTCAACCAGCCCGCCCGCATCATCCAGTATGCTATGGAAGATGCGGGATTGCTGCAAACAGGGGATGAGCCGAAGTCAGAGCACTATGCCAAGTACACTAACAGGCTCAACGACATAATCAACTTCTTGGGAACGCAGGGTATTAAGCTCTGGACTCAGACAGATACCTCGGTGACATTGGTAGCAGGGCAGACGGCCTATAATTTCACTCCAGGTGGTGATGTGAACATGACTAAGCCCCTGCGAGTGCTACAGGGATACTACAATGACTCGACAGGGAACAGGAGCCCGTTGGTTGTGCTCAGCCGAGATGAGTACACGCGCCTCTCGCAGGTCACTAACCAAGGTGCAGTCAACTCGTACTTTGTGGACAAACAAGCTTCGCTAATTGCTGTGAGTTTCTGGATGACTCCAGATGCGCAGGCGGCAACTGGTACTGCTCACGTAATACTCCAGGGTCAGATAGCGAATTTCACTGGCATAACTGACACAATGAACTTCCCGCAAGAGTGGTTCATTGCACTGAGATGGCTTTTGGCTGATGACATTTGCACTGGTCAGCCACAAGCTATCATGGACCGTTGTATGGCAAAGGCAACTGCGTATCGGCAAATGCTAGAGGACTGGGACGTAGAGGACGCGCCAACCAGTTTTGCCCCAGATCAGCGCTCGTTGTATTATAGTGGGAAGTTCCGATAACTGGTGTACCAAATTGGAACATAAGTAATGGCCCAAGCATCTACAGTTGACCAACCTCTCCGGCTCCCGCTGGTGTTTAACCCAGCGAACCGTGATACGACCACGGCGAAGGATGCTAGGTTAGTGAACTGCTTTGTCGAGCATACAGAGATGGATGAGTACTGGGTGTACAAGAGGCCAGGGCTCACAGCTAGTGTTACCAAGACTGGAAACGGGATAGGAAGCTATAACTGGCAAGGACACATCTATACCATCTTCGGAACTACGATCTACAAGGATGGTACAGGCATTGGAACGGTAGATGCTACGAATGGAGTGTATCGATTCAGTTCGACACTGGGAGGGACGCCCAGGCTAACGCTAGGCAATGGAGTGAAGGCCTACGCCTACGATAACACTACATTCGCACAGATCACTGACGCTGCGTTCCCCTCAACGTTCTACAAAGGCTGGTCTTACCTCGATGGTACGATGTATGCGATGACTTCGCCTGCCGCAATCCAGGGCTCACTCACCTTGAATAATCCCACTACGTGGGACCCACTCAACTTGATCAATGCTCAGATTGAGCCTGACAACGGAGTGGCACTTAGCAAACAACTCGTGTACACGATTGCACTGAAGCAATGGACCACAGAGGTATTCTACGATGCTGGAAACCCAACGGGAAGCCCTCTTGGCCCAGTTCAGGGTGCTCGTATCCCCTACGGCTGTGCCAGTGCAGACTCTGTACGTGAGATCGACGATATGCTCATTTGGGCCTCGATGACTCGGCAAGGTGAGCCCAATGTCGTAGTGCTTGATAAGCTAGTGGCAAAGGAGGTTGCTACACCTGCTGTGTCGAAGCTCTTGAAGAATGCTGACTTTACCACTGTGTACTCGTGGACACTCAAGATGAGCGGCCACAAGTTCTATGTGCTAACGATCAAGAATACTAACATAACGATAGCATATGATCTGACAGATAAGATGTGGAGTCAGTGGACTGACCCAAGTGGGAACTACCTTCCCATCGTGGATGCCACGGTGAATGCCTCTAACCAGCATTTAGTCCAACATGAGACGAATGGCATCCTCTATCGCATGGATATGAGCTTCACCAATGACGGTGGAACTGTGTTCCCGGTAGATCTCTACACGCCTAACTTCGATGGTGGTTCGAGGAAGCGCAAGCATATGAAGATGATGTACTTCATTGCAGATCAAACGCCGGGAAGCATCTTGAAGGTACGCTCGAGTGACGATGACTACAAGAGCTGGAGTAACTTCCGATCTGTGGACCTTGGCACCGCACGTCCCTTCTTGGATGACTGTGGGACGTTCCATAGGCGAGCACACCACTTCCACCACAACTCGAATACCACGCTACGGCTACAAGCCGTAGACCTCCAAATGGACCTCGGTACACTCTGATGCCAGTTCTCCAGCCACCACCTACCTACGAGCTGCCGATTCAGGTAGATGAGAAAACTGGCAAGGCAGCCTTTAGCCCAATCTGGCTAAATTGGTTCCTTCAGTTCTCAGCTATCTTTAGTGCTTCAGGTGGAGGTACTCCAGCACCGATAGGTGGAGATGCAGTGAACATTGCTCTCGCTGTGAAGGAGTTCAGTGTACCAAGATCAGTGCCAGGTGTGAGCCCTCTCACGATGCCACTTGCACCAGACGACGCAAGCTTAGTTCTTGCTACGCGCGAGTTTAGTCCAGTTCGGCAGTCCTCTGGCTTGTTCCAAGCTGATTCACAGATGATTCTCGCAAATCAGATATTCGGAGGTTAAGTGGCAAACTACTCTCGACTAGTTCTCTCTGGCTCAACGAATGGGAAACCGATTATAGTTGTGAATACAGCTACTCCCGGTAACTTGATTCACACAGCAGTAGCCGGCACCGCAGCCTTCGATGAACTCTACTTGTGGGTTTCAAACGTAACGAATGCGCCTGCAACACTAACTATCGAGTGGGGAGGTGTCACAGACCCTGGGAATCATATAGTGAAAGCTGTGAGCATACCAGCGAACTCTGCTCCCACTCCAATAGTCACTGGACAAGTACTAAACAATGGACTTGTGATCGGGGCATTCAGTGGTACAGCAAGTGCACTAAACATAACGGGCTTTGTGAATAGAATACAATGAGACACGTTCTTCCACTCGCGAATACTTTGCCAACAGTTAATGGCCTTCCAACTCCACAGATGCGAGTGGGAACAGTTTCAGTTATTGTGACTGATCTAACGAAGGCTATAACTTTTAGCTCACCGATGCCAAACACTAGTTACCAAGTGTTCATTCAAACTCAGAGTAATGTGAGCGTTGTGGCCTACCCAAGTTTGCAAACTGTGAGTGGATTTACCTTGAATCTTTCCATAGGAGTGAACGACACATTCTCCTATCTTGCAGTGGGAAACTCATGATACGTAGAGCTACATTTGAGGACATTCCAGAGCTCTTACTAATGGGACAGCACATGCACGCTGAATCGCCAAGGTTCTCTAAGCTTGCGTTCAGTGTGAAGAAAGTCGCGAAGCTTGCTAAGTTTCTAATTGATAGTCCAAGAGGTATTCTCTTGATTAGCGAGCATGGAATGTTCTGGGGGAGTGTTGCTCCAGCGTTTTTCTCCGAGGAACTCTGTGCAGAGGACTACGTACTCTACGTGGAGCCGGAGTACCGCGGTAACATGGAAGCAGTGCGCTTGCTCAAAGGTTATATTGCAGAAGCTCGAAAGCTGGGCGCTAAGGACATAGGCATAAGTAATTCGACTCTTGTGGACAAGGACCGCGTGGCAGAATTCTTTCGCAGGATAGGATTTCAGGAAGTTGGAACAAGTTTCACTATGGAAGGTTGAAATGTGCCATACGAGAGATTTAGTAAGTGACATCGGTGGTCTTGCTGGAGGTATCGGCGGATTCCTACTTGCTGGCCCTTGGGGAGCGGCAGCAGGCGCTGGTATCGGAGATAAGCTTGCAGGTGGAAGTAATTCTCAAGCACTAGCTGCGGCTGCCATTGGCGGAGCTGCTGGTATTGGTGCAGGTTTTATTGGCACTGGAACTCAGGCCGCTGCACCTATTACGGAAGCTAGTATGAACCCTGCCTCGGTGAGTGGTGAGGGTGGAGGCGTAGCCTCTGCAACCACACCTGGAACTGGAGGTGCTACCGCAGGTGGAGCAGCTGGAGGTACCTCAGCAACTGCAACCGCTGCCCAGCCCTGGTACAAGAACTTCTCTAATTTGCTTGCCATTGGCTCTGGCATCAACGGTATCATGACCGCACAGCAGATCAAGAAGATGGCTGCGCAGGCTGCGGCGCAACAAGATCCCTTTGCAAGCCAGCGAGCGGGGTACAGTGCTCAGCTCACAGCCCTTGATGCTGATCCAAGTAAAGTCACACAGCTACCTGGATACAAGTTTGCTCAACAGCAAGGTGAGCAGGCTATCTTGCGCCAGAGTGCTGCGACAGGCTTTAATGGCTCAGGGAACCAAGCGATTGCCTTGCAACAGTATGATCAAGCTCTTGCAGGACAGTATCTAAGTTCTGAGCAAGCAAGGCTTGCATCACTTGCTGGGGCTGGCTTCTCTCCAACAGGTGGAAATACAATGCTACAGGGGAATGAGTATGCCTCGAGCATTGAGAGCCAAGCTCTAGCTAGTATTGGCTATGGCTTTGGCGGGAAACAACCTGGCACGACAATCAATATAGGAGGTGCTCGTGCCTGAGATGTGGGGAACTCCAGCTGGGACAAGCGCTCGTCAAGCTGACGACTACGCGGCTGCAATCAATGACCTGAACATCAAGCAGTCGCTTGGTCAGATTGCTATGCAGCCGAGTATCGCACGGCAGAATGCTGCACAAGCTGAGAGCATGGAACTCAACTTGAAGCAGCAGAAAGACCGAGCGGAGATGCTCAAACAGTTTGTTGCTAAACGCGCAGCAGGGCAAACTGCTGGACCACCGGGGAACCCTGCAGACCCACTAGACTCCCTTACATCAGATTTGGAGAGCTATGCTGAGCTTGGCTTCGCCTCCGGGAATCCAGATGAAGGCATGAAGATGGCTGAGGGTGCTGCGAGGGTACAACAGCAGCGGGCAGCCGCTAGGCTTTCGCAAACTAATGACAAGATTAAAACTTTCGAGTTCGCTAAAACACTCTCTGATGAGGGAATGAAGCTGCTTGCCAATGCTCATGACCAGCAGTCCTGGGATCAGGCGAAAGCAGGGTTCAAACAGATGCTTGGACCTAATGCTCGAGAGACAGGTTTCGAGAATGTCCCTTATAGTCCTGAGGCAGTTGAGGCTGCACGCAATCAGCTCATGACAATAAGGGAACAGGCGCAAACTAAGATCGAACAAGCTCGTTTGAAGAATGATGAAGAGAATAAGAAATCTGAAGAGAAGCGCCGTGACATTCAGAATAAGCTTACACAAGCGGAGACACGAGTTGCGAACGCTCGTGCAGAGAAGCTTGCTCGTGAGGGAGGTGGGAACTCCAAAGTCCCGGCGAGGCTTGTTAAGGATGCGACTGACTACATAAAGAAGGACTACAGTGGCGTCTCTGACGAGCAGGTGCGCATCAGCGCACTACCGATAGCTGAACGAGCCCAGGAACTTATGGCAAAGAACTCTGCCATGCGTGAAAGCGAAGCAGTGGCACAAGCATACAAGGAAGCTAAGAGTGGTGGAACGTTCAAGGACATGCACCGCAAGGGAGCGCCTACAGCGGAGCAGGTTAAGGCCCAGCAGGACTTGGTGCAGAAGTATAACAAGATGCCACAGTACTCACACCTGGCATATGATCCAAAGCTGGAGTACAAAGAGGTAGAGGAGAATGGCGTGATGGTGCTGAAAGCAAAGAAGAGGCCTGACTAATGCCTGACTCAGGTGAGTGGCAGACAGTAGCACAGATGCCCTTGGCGGGAGCCAAACCTGCTGGAGGACAGTTTAACACTCAGCTTTCTCCTATGGAGGAGCAGAACTTTACTCAATGGAAAGCACAGTATGCTCCGAATGACTCAGGTGAGGACTATGACTTGCGGGGTGCATTCAAAGCAAATCTGAGACCTGATCCAAAGACAGGGCATTGGCCAGATACTTACAAGAAGCCAAATCATCCCACGTTCTCGAATGAGTCGCAGTATGCTAAGTTTGGCAAGCCTGGTCATTGGGAGGGAGATAGGTTTATTCCTGCGAAGCAGGGTAGTGACGATTGGGAAACTATCGCCATAGCTCAGCCCGGGCCTGGTCAGCGCTTTAGGGAAGCTAGTGGAGAGAAGGTTGCGGACCTAGCTGAGGCGGTCGGTGATAAGCCACTTGAGGCGATCCCTGGAGCTGCGGAAGGCCTTGCTGCTGGTGCAGTTGGTGTGGCGAGTGCAGCTGTTGGTGGTATAGGTGGACTTGCAGGCATGGCAACTGGACAGGGCTTTGCAGCAGGCAGTCAGAAGGCCAAAGATGTAACTGGCATGACGCAGCTTGAGAAGGATATAGCGCCCACGACTGAGGCAGGGAAGAAGTTCCTCGACGTTCTGGGTCTGATCCCTGACGCGATTCATGCTGGTGGAGAAAAGGTATTTGAAGCTCTCGGCGGAGATACAGGAAGGCAAACTGAGTTTGAACAGGCTGCTTCTTCCTTTGTCGCTGCTGGAACTGAGGGCATAGCGAGTGCACTGGCGGTTAAGCCTACCGCGGTGAAGGACGTTGGGAAGCTAGCTGGGTGGGCCTTTGGGAAAGGCAGTGAGGGTAAAGGTGGACCTGGTGGAGGTCCTGACACAAAGGGCTCAGCTGCGTTCAGGGAAGCATTCGATGACTTAGCTCGAGAGCATCCTAACCAAGCGCGCGACATAGTCGCAGAGATTCCTGGCCATGAAGCACGCATGAGGGCTGAGGACCGCATTGACGAAGTCACGGTGGAGCGCTCGGAGAAAGCTGAACGAGCTCGGGAGAGAGCGAAGAAGCGTGGGAAGGAAGAGCCTACTGATGTAGAGTTTGAGGACCTTGCCAGGAAGCCTAAAGTGGCTACACCGCCGTCACCTAAAGTTCTTGAGGATAGTTCTAAGGCCGTTCAGCGTGCTCAGGCTAAGCGAGATGATATTGCACTCTGGGAAGACACCTATCGTAAGTATAGAGATGCTATAGGTAATAGAGATAGCATGTCGCTAGAAGCTATAGAAGACTTACACGCAAAGGCTATTGCGGCGGAGGAACATGCTTGGAGAAAAGAGAATACTGAAGAGCCGAAGGTTCAGACAGAGCCTGGCTTGAAGGATGAGAGGAAGGAACCTACGCTCAAGCAGGCAGAATCTCAACCAGATGTTGAGAAGCAAATGCAAGCTACTCAACTTGGAAAGCAAGTAACAAAGAAACTTCTCAATGAGGAGCTTACTGCAGGCCGAGTGACTCCTGAACATTCCTTCCGAGGGACAACTACAAAAGAACTCGAGAAGGTTGCCAAGACTGGTGAACTAGTTATAGGGCAGGATGCTGAGGGAAGGCCAGGAATCAGTGCTTCAACTATTGGTGATGGGCAGTTTCCAGTCTATGGTGATGGAACAGGGATTATTATTCCTCCAGAAGTAGCCACACCATCAGGACGACAGGGAGAAACTCTTGTAGAGGAAAAGACTGATCCCAAGAAACTAAAGTATGTTGTTGAAGGGAAAGTTATATCCTTCGATGAAATGAAAGCAAAGCTTTCTCCAGAGAAGAAACCTGAGACAATTGACTACGGCAAAGTAATAAACAAGCTCGAAGCGCACCTTGCAGGTGCCTCACGAGGAACACAGCGCTTTACGCCTGAGCAAGCTAGTGCAAACGTACGCACTGCGGTGCAGAATGCTGGAGAGCGTCTTGACCACACAGGCGCATTTGGTGAAGTACTCCGGCCAAGGCCATTAGGGCAGATGGCCGCTGCAATGAACCAAGCGCAGGGAGCGTCACAGATTGTCTACATGTACGCTGGTATTCCAGTTACCAAAGCGGATCTTGTGCGAGCCTTCGCGCTTGCGCGTAGCATATTGCAGAAATCAGATACCTACCGCGCTGTCGAACGAAACCTCATTGACAGCTACGACTGGCTCATTCGCAGTGTTGCACCTGAGTCAATGAGCAACCTCTCACGCAATGCTGCAGCAGTGCTGGCCAAGAACATTGCTGAGCAGATGCGTAGCGAAACTGTGATGAAGCACAGGGGTGAACCTCGTAGGGAGTTCTGGAATAGGCTTGGTCCCAAAGCTGGCCTCGAGTTCATGCACAACTATGAGAAGGGTGGTCCCTTCCCAGATGAGGTAACGAAGGCTGCTGCACGAGGCTATAGTGCAGCTTACGCAGACTTAGCAAGGCAGGATAAAGAGCTTGGCCTCGAGTATGATGAGATTACTCACTACCTCCCTCACATGTTCGAGGATCAGGCTGGCGTAGCTAGATGGCTCCAGCAGAGATATGGACCAAAGTGGGGTGATCCTAACTTCATCAAGGACCGTTCCTTCGACATGTATGAGCAGGCGCAAGCCGCGGGCTTCAGACCAAAGTTCACTAACCCAGAGGACTTGTTCCAAGCTCGACACCACGCCTCAGCAGTCGCAAAGATGCAGATTCAAGCTCTACGTGAACTCGAGAGGCATGGCATGGCTCGCCGCGTGGTGAAGGGAATTGAGCGAAGCAAGGACCCTGACCATTACGAGTTGGAATGGAGGGCTCCTAATGGTGAGCGCTACTTGGTGCCCAACGACATTCACCAGCTGATGACTAACGCGTTTAACTCTCCATCGCTGTGGAGTGCGAGGAATCCTGCAGGTGCAGTGTTCCGTGGTGCTATGGACCTGAAGAACAAACTGGTTCCAATTAAGCTTGCACTGAGCCTATTCCACCCCTTGCACATAGCCACGATTGACAATGCTACCACGATGGTCCGCGCTACGAAGGGATTGCTGAGCGGTGCTATAACACCGGGGCGCTTCGTGCGTGAGATGGCACAGGGCTTGTTCTACAAGGAACTGGTTGGTGAAACGGTTGGAGCTTTGAACAAACAGGGCATGGGCTACCGCCTGCTCAATGCCTACCGGGGTAAGATCAAGGACAACGACCTCACGGACGCCGACAGGCTTGCTTTACAGTACATGGGTGAAGGTGGCTTCACACCTGAGATGCCCAAGGAATACAAGAACAATGCTATCGCAAAGTTCAAAGATGCGCTCCAGCAACACTCAGTGAAAGCAGTGTTCAAAGCTCCCTGGGCTATGGTTGAGGCGTTGCAGAAGCCTATCTTTGAAGAGTGGATTCCGATGCTCAAGACTGCAAGCTACATTCGAGATGCCAAGCGAGCGTTGGAAGCTGACCCCAGCTTGCTTGATAACCCACTAAAGCGTATGGCTGCATTCAGGCAACTCCAGAAGTCTGTTGATAATCGCTATGGTGAGATGGCCTACAACACGTTGTTCTGGAATCGCTATCTCAGAGATATTGGAGTTGGCTCAACTCTGTCTATGGGCTGGAACCTAGGCTTCATTCGCGAGTATGGTGGTGGAGTAGCTCAGGTTGCCAAAGCTGGCATTGATATGACTAATCTGAAGGAAGGTGATAGCGTTGCTCGACACATCAAAGAGGCTGCTGCAACTGGAGAGCTGGACAAAGCCATGTTCGTTGGCTACTACGTTATGAGTGCAATGGCACTTGGTGGTCTGATGACCTGGTATATGAGTGGTCAAGCACCGCAGGAAGCGAATGATTACATCTATCCCAAGACTGGTGAGACAGGCCCTGATGGAAAGCCTGAACGAGTGAACACTATGTTCTACACGCGTGAGTTCGCTGCCATTCAGAAGCACGTTCAGCATGAGGGGTTGGTCTCTGGTATTGGAAAGATAGTTTCGAACAAGGTCGTGCCACTGGTGGATGAAGCCAAGACGCTGTGGACTAACGTAGACTACTTCGGTCGTGAGATTTCCGACCCAGATAGCAATGCGTTCAAGCAGCTTGCTCAGAAGCTCGAGTGGTTCATGGCAGATCAGATTCCTATCTCGATGCAGGGTGCGAAGCAAGGGCGTAGCAGTGCTAAGCAGGTAGGCCTTGCAGTGGCAGGTTTCTCCCCTGCACCCAAGTATGCTACCGAATCAGATGCCGAGGCGAAGATCGTTGGCATCTACCAAAGCTATCACAAGAGCACAACTCCCTATGACCAAGCACAACGTGGTAGCGAGGCGATTAAGCTTCGCAAGATGGCACAGAGTGGCGATGAGGGGTATGAGCAGGCCTTCGAGCAGTTCTCTGCCAAGCATGAACTCAGTAGTGCTGACCAAAAGAGAATGCGTGGTGATGTAGGACTTGACAGCTATAAGAGAATGTTCAAAGCCCTTCGCTCGAGCGAACAGATTAAAGTGATTAAAGAGATGACTCCTGAGGAACGTGAGGCGTTCACTCCGTTCATGCACAAAAAGACTAAAGAGGCTATCGACCAATGAGGAGTGTACCAATTTGGAACACAAGTAAGTGATGAAGATACTTATCATTGACCCTCAGGTTTCGTTCCTTGACCTTGCCATGCGAGCGCAGGACAGTGGCCATACGGTACGCTTGTATCTACCTCCGATGATGACAGGGAAGAAGAACCCTTCTGGAGATGGTATCGTAGATAAGGTAAGCGCTTGGATGCCTCACATGAAGTGGGCAGACCTTATCATCTTGGGAGACAATGTTAAGTACGCAGCGGAGCTTGAACAGTTCTTCAAGAAGGGCTATCCCCTGTTCGGGTGTAACCAGCAAGCGGCCGAACTGGAACTGGATCGGAAGCTTGGAATGGAGGTATTGGAGAAGTTCAAGATTCCTGTCCTTCCATACAAAGTATTTCGCGACTACGACGAAGCCATTGCCTTTGTTAGCAAAACCAAAAAGGCTTATGCCTCAAAACCCTGGGGTGGTAGTAGTGACAAAGCCCTGTCGTACGTAGCTGACTCTGCAAAGGATCTTGTGTTCAAGCTAACACAGTGGAAGAAGGAAGGCAAACTGAAGGGTGCCTTCATGCTTCAGGAAAAATGCAAGGGCATCGAGATGGCTGTGGGAGGCTGGTTTGGTCCTAGTGGTTGGGGAAAGAATCTTTGCGAGAACTTTGAATTCAAGAAACTGCTGAACGATGACCTTGGGCAAAACACAGGTGAGCAGGGAACAGTGCTTCGCTACGTTCAGAAGTCTAAGCTATTTGACGAAGTGCTCGAGCCAGTCACAGACTACCTTCACGGTCTGAAGTACACTGGCTACGTTGACATGAATGCTATGGTCGAGGAAGGTAAGCCAAAGCCGCTGGAGTTCACTATGCGCTTCGGTGTGCCAACGCAGATCATCCAGAGTGCACTTCATCGAGGCGACCCTGTTGAGTGGATGGCTGATCTACTTGAGGGCCGCGACACTCTGCGAGCGAGTGATGACATAGCGCTGGGTGTAGCTATCTATCATGGTGACTTCCCTCATAGCCATATGACTGGCAAAGAGCTCACAGGAATCCCTATCTATGGTATCACTGCAGGGAACATGGATAACCTACACTTCTTCGAAGTGATGCACGGTCAGGTTCCACAGGAGACTGCCGGAGGTATCACCTGGGTCAAGGACTATGTGACCGCAGGCGATGAGATCATGATTGTAGTAGGTACTGGGAAGACTGTCGAAGAGGCCTATGACCGTGCTTACAAAGCTGCTTGGCAGCTGAAGATTCCCTCCAACAAAGGGATGCGTACTGACATAGGCTGTCGCCTCGAGGACGAGTTGCCTGAACTCCAGAAGCATGGCTATGCAAAGGGGATGCGCTATGGGTAGGCCAGCTAGAGGGCCTTATGATTACTGGGCACCGGGGGACTGGAATGCTCTTTGTTGGCGTTGTGGCTTCAAGTTCAAAGCAAGTATGCTCCTGAAGCACTGGCAGGGATTCTTCGTTTGCCGTAACTGCTGGGAACCTCGCCAACCTCAGGACTTCGTCCAAGGGACATATGATGTGCAGATACCTCCCTGGACTCAACCACCACCGGGGGAGATTTTTGTGGGTGCAGCTAATCTAACGACAGAAAATGATCTCGACCTTCTGGTCGATCCCGATAACGGAGTTTTTACCGAGGCGATAACGAACTAACATGGGCGTAAGAATCTCTCAACTTCCAGTTGCAACCACTCCAACCGGTACAGAAGTTATTCCGATAGTTCAGGGTGGTGTCACAAAGCAGTTTACTATAGCGGGTCCCTCCGGCTCGTCGCTGGTGGGGTTTATACAGAGTGGGGCGGGGGCGGTTGCGAGGACGGGGCAGAGTAAGAACAGAGACGTTATCAGCGCATTTGATTTCCTATCCGGCGCTGAAATAGCCGATGTGCAGGCACGCACGCTTAGTCTGGACTGCTCCGTTGACTTCCAGAAATTTCTGACCGCGTTAATAGCGACCAACGGTGCCGAAGGATTCATGCCTCATGGTCTATACGGCATCGGCTCAAGGCTGAAACTTCAGAACACCTATACATCTAGCGCCTTTGTTAAGTTGCGCGGCGAAGGAAATGGAAATCCAGCGGTCGCCGCCACATCGACTGGCGGCTCGATTCTCGTCGGATCAACGGGCGGCATTTTGCTCGACTGCGCTGGCGGCAGCAATATCACGCTGGAAGATTTTGGCATCATTTCCGGGACCAGTACGCCGTCCACTATTGGCATTCTCGGGCAACGCGTCGCCGGCAATCAGTATTTTCAGAAGGTGAACTTGACTCGCGTCAGCATCGGGATCACGCCTAATGCGGCCGCCAACGGTGGATTAGGCACCTTCGCCATTGTCAACAAACGTGGGGAGCATCACAAGTATCAGGACTGCTGGTTCTACGCTGACCGACCTTACCTTGCAGACGGTAGTTCAGTGTATGCGACGCTAATTTCCCCGGACTATGCTGAATCCGTGCCCGCTGGCGGAACGCTTTCGGTGAATTACTTCGACAACTGCGGATTCCTTGCTGCTACTGGAGATTGCGCGGAATTCCGCTCCACGTTTGAGATGGAGATTCGCGGTGGCTACATGCTGCTTTCGGACACATTCTCCGGCCTTCTGCTCGGGACATCAAACAGAAATATCAAACTCACTGGTCTCAATGCGGAACTCGGATCAGGAACGCCGAAGTGCCTTGTCAGAGCCATTTCTAATGTAAGTGGACTGACCGTCAAAGCGACGACGAATATTGCAACCTTGACCGCTATTAGAACGGTGAATGGTACTTCCATCCAGGGTGCCGACATAGAGCTTGGTTCTGGGTTTACTGCTGTGTTCGACAAGACTACCGAGTCCGGCTCGACCATGCAGGCTGCAACCATCAAATACAACTCTGGGCTAGGTCATACAGTCCCGGATGTCAGCTCGATTTATGCTTCGGTTCTCCTAGACGGCGCCGGAAGTTACGGTGCGGCTGAGTGGAGGCCCGTTCGTGCTCCAATCAATCTCGTCACGGGCTACATGCAGCCGCCCACAGCAACCACCGGAACGGACACCACCCCGGTCAATACCGAGACCTACATCTGCGAGGTGTGGGTGCCGTGCTCGATGACGCTCACCGGGGCGGTTTTCCTTAGTGGTTCCGTAGGGTCCGGAAATGCCAAATTAGCCTTGGCAAGAGCAGACGGAACAGTTGTTGCTCAGACCGCGTCCTTTGGTATGGGCGGCGTCTCGGCTCAGTACTCAGGCAATAACTTTACTTCTTCCTATGCGGCGAAGGGGCCGGAACGATATTACGTCCTTCTACAGATCGACAACTCAACGGGTAGGTACAGATCACACACGATAGGCAATTTCGGTGCGTCAAAAAAGACTGGTGAGACTTACGGGACATTCACAACGATTACGCCGCCCACGACTTTCACCGCCAATCTTGGGCCGATAGCGAGTCTCTACTGATGAACGACTCCCATGATTGAACAGCGCAAGTGGAACGTCAAATGAACGACACCGAACTCGCCCTCCTGAAGAACGATGTGGAGACAAAATGGAACTCCAACTAGACCGCAGTCCAAGTGTGCTAGCTCTTGTAGGGCTTCTCTTTGCCCTAACTGCCAGTGCTGCCTCTTCAGATCGTCTAATGTTGGAGAAGAAATGCCATAACACTGCTGTGTGGGCACTTGACATCTTCAATCAGGTGAAGCAAGCACCTAACGTTGGCCTTGATGGAATGCTAGAGGGAGATGAAACTGAGTTCACGTTCGTTCGTAAGTGGATCAAGGATGGTAAGAGTCGTGACGAGCTCTACAAACATACCTTCGATAACTGCATGGGAACTCCGATATGAGCCTTGATCTCACAAACTGGCTACTGAGCACAACAGACTACCGAGCCGATGGAGTGTTCTCAGAGCTCCACTGTGATGATGAGCTATTCTCTGTAACACTAGAACATGCCTTTGCTCAGTCAGATAGCTCATTCGCACCAAAGTTACCCCGTGGAGCAACTTACACATGCAAGGTTGGTACTGGTCCTGCGAACGGAATGCACGTGCTAGAGCACTACAATCAGGGGAGGCCATTTGCAGCCTATGAGGTCATGGGAGTACCTGGGCACAGTGGTATCCTATTCCATGTAGGTAATACTAACAAAGATTCAGATGGATGCCTTCTCATGGGAGAGAAGATACTCACGCTTAGAGATAGCACCTGGATGATCTTTAAGTCCCAGGACACCTTTGTTAAGTTCATGCAGACGATGGATGGAATCGAGGAATTCACGCTGAGGGTAGAATGAGTGATCCAGTTATCATCGCACTAATCGTTGCAGTTGGTCCGACGCTGATAGGCTTGTTTAATGTCTACATGACGCACAGAAACTCTGGGGATATTAAGCAGGTGAAAGAAGCTACTGATGGGATGAAAGATGCGCTAGTAGCAGTCACAAGGTCAGATGCTTTACAAGAGGGGCACGCTATCGGTGTGCAGGAACAGAAGGACAAACAGGGAACTGCCAGGAGAGAAGGAGACAGATAGCTATGACACCACAGGGCTATGAGCTAATAATCGCAGGAACAATCGGCGCCCTTGCTGCGGCACTCCCAGCTGTTGCAACGTTTATCTTACAGCTACGAAATAGGAAAAGCATGCAGGAGAACTCAAGCAAGCTCGACGTACTTCATGACACTGCGCAGAATGTCGAAGCGAAGGTAGATGTTGTGAAGACGCAGACTAATGGAGCACACACAGATATGCTAGAAGCTGCCAAGAAGGTATCATTCCAGGAAGGTGTAGAATGGCAGAAAGCACAGCAAGCTGCTCTAGAAGAGCAGACCCGTAGATCAACTGATCATAAGGAATCATAATGGACCTTTTCGTACTATTATTTGTTATAGCCATCATAGGTTTTGTTGCCTATGCACTTATCACTTGGGTAAAGATGCCCCCACCATTTCCAACTATCATTATAGCAGTAGCAGTTATTGCTGTTCTGATTCTTTTGTGGAACGTATTTGGAGGGTACTTTCCTCATGTTCCAGTTGGAAGACACCCGCAATGAACTTAATTACAATTCCAGACCGTCGCTTCGGAGTAGCAAACCGTCGAGCTCTTCCTGTAATTCCCAGTGATGTTCTATGGGACTGTGACTTCACTCAGCCTCTAGGAAACTATGGTTGGGCAGAGCAGAGCAAAGTTCCAGGGCGTGCTACACTAGTCACTGCTAACGGACGTACCTGCGTTCGTCTACACACTGAACCTGGAGATAACGGTGTCAATAATAGTCTGACCTGGGAGCGCAATGACCTCGAGGGTACAGTCCCTGCACTAATCTTCAACGAAGGACAGGAGATGTGGTTCGCACATAGCGTGCTATTTCCTAATGACTACGTCGATCCACCGGAGAGCCAGCTGAATGGAGTGTGGAATGCAGGTGTTGTATTTGACTTCCACAATAGCCTTCCCGGTGGTGGTCAAGCGAATTTCATGATGCTAGGCATGCCAGTCACTGCAATTACTCCAGATAGATCAACTGGTATAAGCTATCAAATGAGCTGGGGAACGCAGGCTGCATCGCAAGCACAGAATTATCCCATTGGCCCTGTGCAACGCAACGTGTGGTATGACTCAGTATATCACGCGCTCTGGACAGCAGGAGCAGGAGGTTACTTCGATGCGTGGACTAACGGGGTGCACAAGATGCACTACATAGGTCCAACGCTTTACTTTGGCCAAGGAGTTTATACCAAGCTGGCGAATTACCACACAGCGTTTGGCTTGCCAACATCAGTGTTGCATAGCAGAATAGTTGTGGGCAAGACTGCTGCCTCGGTAGCGCTTACACCACTGGGAGCTTGAGCATGTTCACAGATCAGATGCTTGCCCAGCTTTGTTCAGACAGTTATGATTCCGAAGTAATCTGGGATCATGTCTGGACAGCAAAGGACGTACACGTCACTCACAGACTAATCAATGGTGTAGATGTTATTGTGTGTCGAGGTTCCGTTTGGACAGCTGAGGATGGTTCCTTTAATCCTATAGACTGGATACGAGACCTCGACGCTCTACCAGTGAAGCATCCATTACTAGGCTGGGTTCATGCGGGATTTGTTGACTATATGGACCTTGTATTTGAGAATGTCATGGATGTAGTTGGTCGAGATGTTATCATTACTGGGCATAGCCTTGGTGCAGCGCGTGCGTCTGATCTGACAGGACTATTCTTAGCGCACGGTTGTAGGGTGATGGCTCGTGTTACCTTTGGCGAGCCGCGTCCAGGATTCAAACGCCTTGCTCAGATTATCTCTGATTCAGGCTGTGTGTCACGTAGTTACCGTAATGGACTAGATCCAGTCCCAGAAGTACCTGTACCATTCTGGCCTTTGCTTCCTTACATACATGTAACAGAACCAATCTCATTCAACCTACCACCCCCTAACCCTATTCCAACAGAGTACCACCACGCTCCACTGTACGCAGCTGGAGTCCCTGCAACACCAATCCTAGGAGCTCCCTTATGAAGAGACTTACTTTGTTTGCCACACTGTTCACATGTGTAGCTTGCACTACGCCAATATCCAAAAGTGGGCCTATTCCACTGCCACCAGGAGTCGCACGAGACCTCGTGGCGACAGGATTCAACCTTGACAATGCCGTTACAGTGGGAGCAATTCTGCCTACCGATCCAGCTGTAGGCTGCATTCACGGAGTGTTGGCTGAGGCAGGCCTGGACGCCCCTGCGTGCACGCCACCGGTGGCACCGGCTACAACTCCTGTGTGCCCTCCGCCTCCTCCCAGTTTCATTCCTGAGAATAGAGGTGCCGTGAGTGCTGGCTCGATCATCTACATTCACGCACAGCAACTCAAAGGACTACAGGGAGTCACAGTGCCAATGGAGTGCGATGCGATGGTAGGACAGTTCGTGCGCCTTGGACTGACGAGTAGCAAACCTAGCAGTGCCCTGACGCCAGCGGTAGCTCCAGTTGTGGCACCGATTACTTCTCCACCGCAGTAAGCTTCGCAGGCGAGCGTGGAATTCTATCCATCCACCAACCTACTTTAGAACAATGCCGGAGGTAGAGTACCGCAGTGCGGCGCTTTGCCTCTAGCTCTTTGTTCTTGTAGGGCTGGCCGAAACGTTGGCGAGCAGCAAGCTCCTGGTCGATGTGATGTAGTCCGATCATGTTTCCTCCTGTTGTTCCAAATTGGTACACCCCTAATGTTTGGTAGGACCGATCCAAGTATAGCTCTTGTCCCCTTTTGTGGGTAGCAGCTCTACCTTGATGAGGCCCATCTGGTAGAGTGTATCTTCCACCACACGGAGTGTTTGACTATCTATGTCACGGTAGAATCTCGCAAGCACCAAACTTCGCGTTGTGATCTGCATGGTCTCGATGTAGTTCTTGATCTGCTCCGTGGCGTCGCCGGTTAGGGACTTGCCCAACCCACCGAAGGTGAGACCCATCTTCTGCTCAGTTAGTACCAGGATGCCTTTAGCTCGTTCCAAGTCCTGTAGTTCGATCTTCATAGCATCACTTCGGCTTGCCGAACAGAGCATCATAACCTTTCGTAGATGCGTCTGCCGCCTTTCGCAGTATGCCCTGAATCTCGGATCATCCACAGGGTACTTGCCCTGTGCCAAGAGCTTGTCCTGCTGAGTGTACCATACGCTGTAAGCCGCACGCGCTTCAGGTGAGAGAGTAAAGGCACCGCTGAGCTGATTGATCCTCTCGAGGTCCTGTACCAGCATCTCACCCAGAGCTGCTTCTTCGTTGGTAATAGAGTGATCTGGGACGGTCTTACCTTTGCGTTCTTCAACCACGAAGATGACGCGTGAAGTGAAACCACCTCCGATGGCTTCATGTGGAAGCATGCTTTGAATCCACTCCGGAGCAGTGGCACCCATAAGGTTGAAACATAGTCCCTGTATGCTGTCGATTCCACGACCGATAGTTTCATATTCCCAGTTGTCCTTTGAGTCGTACCAATCAGTCATGTTGGCCAGCAGTTTGATGTCACCTTGGCCGAGAAATACACTCAGCTCCTCACTGAATGCTGTGAGGCTGCAGTGGAATTTTATCTTCCCATCGGTAGGGTCTTGGTAGTTGGCATTGACACGCTTCATGGCACCTACAATTGCTTCGCGGCCAGAGGTTGATTCGGGAGCAACTGCCACCCCAGGTACGCACTGAAGCATAGATTTTGCGATACCAAGGGCCACACCCTTACGCGCACCACCCGAAGGTCCAATGAGGATAACAAACAAGTTCGGATAGAGAACTTCAAAGCCCATCTCAAGTCGAACCTTACGTTGGAGAGCCCCAGCGATAACACTAAGTGCACACCAGAGATGATAACTTCGAGGTGGCTCGGTATTCTCGACATAGGTTAGGTACCCCTCTATCCAATCAGGCAGGTTTCGGCTCACTGACCAGCTCCACTAGTTGACGCGCTTCGCTCAAGTCCTTAATGTCGCGCATACCAAGTGGATTGCGTTCTTTGTGGTAGCCTCCCCAGTTGAAGCCCATCTTCATGTCAGTTGCGATTTTGAAGCTACGACCATTGTAGTGTAGTTCAGGTGAGAGCCTGGCATACACACCTTCTTGTACGAGTTCAAAGTTGGCACTCATAACTACTGATATCGGTATCTGCATCAAGATAGAATCATGCACCTGTGCAAGAATATCTATATTGTAGCCTCCAACAGCACATAGGAGTGGATCGTTGTAGATTTGGACCATTCCTTGATTCAAAGAATCCACGACTGTGCTTTGTGGTAGCATGCTATAAGCCGACTTCCACATCTCCGCGCCCCAAGCATCCATAAATCTCACCCTACGTCCAAAGCAATTGGTCAGTGCACGATCCTTCTGCAACTGCCGCTTGATCCATTCGTAGTAGTTACGGATGCCGGGATAGATGCTGTGGTACATCTCCACTATTCGCTTGGCTTCTGCAGGCTCAATCTCATTGATAAGCGCAAACTGATTTGGTCCTTCATCGTAGTTGAGGCCGTGATTTGACTTCTTCCCACACTGTCTTCCGGACATAGTTCTCGGTAGTGCTGATCCAAACCGTGCAAGAATCTCATCCCCAAAGCGAAGATCATGAATGAGATCAGGATCACTATTACTTCCCACAAGCTTACTTTCATACTCGATTACCTCCGGTTCCACGCCGAACATCAGTGAAGCAGTGTGAATGTGAGTGTCTTTGCCAGCCTCCACGACGCTTATCATGTTAGCGTCTTGTGTTAGGTATGCCATGACTACCCACTCTGCTTGTCTCTTGTCAACTTCCCAGAAGATGTAACCAGGGTCTGCTTGGAGGAACTTCTTGAATTCTTGGGGGAGATTCTGATTGTTAGTCCCTGTCCCAAAAACAGTTTTTGAAGAACTGAGTCTTCCGAATTTGGTGCCTCGAGGGTTATAACTGCACCGGAGTCGACTATCGGAGTCAAATGCAATGTCAAGGTATGTTCCGTGTAGCTTATTGAGCCCTCGTATGTCTTGGACGAGTTTCGCTGCGCGGAGTCCCGGACGCTTGGCTGTTCCGCGACTAATACGCTGAAGAGAGATGTCATCTATAGTTACCTTTCCATCTTTGTAGTAAGGTTGTATACCAAGCTCACCATAAAAATAAGCTTGGCATTGCTGAGATGAATTTACGTTTAGTTCTCTCCCAACGATCTTGTTTAACTCCTCTTGTCTTTCAGAAGCAGTTCTAAGAATATCGAGCTTGGTTTCTTCTAGTGCCTTAAGATCAACTCGTATTCCTCGCGCTTGAAGGAACATAAGGGGCTCGATTATATCCTCAGTCATATCATAAGCGGAATCAAAGCCGCTCTTTAGCTCATCCCAAAACTCGTTATGAGCCTGTAAGGTACACGCTGAATCCAAAGCGTTGTAGCGAAGGAAGTTATTATCCATGAGAAACTTTCAAGAGCTTTACACAAGCCCTACACATTCTTCTACCATCAGTTCTTATGTAGGTATTATCTTCATTAAACTCATGGCCTCGCTTACAAACAGTTCTAGTAGCATTAAAGCTTTGCTTTCTCTCTGTTGTATCCCTTGAATTGTCCAGATGTGTTCCAAGATATAAGTGATCTGGGTTTATGCATTTCTTATTATCACACTTATGAAGGACAGATAAACCTACTGGAATGAGCCCATTATGAGCCTCCCAGGACAATCTATGAACCGAACTTGCTATTCCGTCGGCTCGCATAATTCCATAGTTATTGCCGGATATAGCGCCCTGCCATAGCCAGCAATTAGTGTCCTCATCTACTATTATTTTAGATAGTAGTTTCGACTTTACTTGCTCTCGGTAGGTTATCATGCCTCTTCCTTAATGTTAGTGAATTTGAAATCCTTCCAAAAAGCTTGACTTCCACAATACAAGCTACCCAAGAAGGCTAAACTCTTTGGAAGGTCTGGATAGATTATGGAATGTGCTACCATTGTATCATGAATAGGACCAGCTATCCTTATTCCACACTTAGTGAGAAGAAAGTGTCGGTCGAAAATACTATTCTGCAGCACCTTAATGGAGTTTGGATTCCCAAGCGTCCTCTGCATCCCACGATAGAGTTCGAGCTCCTCTTGCTCCAGCCAACCATCAGCCAGTGGTAGGCTCATAGCCACCTTGGGATCAGAGCAGAAAGAGATGCATGCGATCTCGTGGTTGGTTACTTCAATGTCCACGGAGAGGATTGGCTGCGACTCGTAGTAGGCTAACCACTCCAACGCTTCGGTCACGGTGCCGAACTCGTAGACAAGCTGGCGCTCAGGTCGTCGCAGTTCAGGGAATAAACTCTCAACTTTGGCTTTGCCAAGGTCCATTGAGATCACATGACGGTAGAGGTAGGGCTTGAATTCCTTGGTGGTTAGGCTACCTTTGTCACCGCCCTTCCGATCGTAGAGACTCGCTGCAGGATGTATCGCGGGAATCACCTTAAATATACGGCTCATACCTATAGAGGGCATCACATAGCCCCGTAACTGGGTTATATAGGTGTTTCCTGTAAGGGCTGCCATTGCGGTCTTGCCGCAGGCTACCACGACGTTAGGATTCAGCTCTTCGAGTTCTGCTTGGAGCTGGAGTACCCACTCGTGTCCTGCGGCGCTGAAGGTCTTTCCGTCGAAGTAGGGACTGATGTTATTTCCAGGTGGTTGCAGCTTAACGACGTTGGTAAGATAAACTTCACTTCTTGTGAGATCAGCTGCGTGCAAGCACTGTTCGAGTACCCCACCAGCTGGGCCAACAAAAGGTTTAAGCTGTATGTTCTCATGTGCACCTCCTGCTTCACCAACGATAGCGATCTTAGCGTTGTGAGGGCCAACGCCTGGGATAATGCGAGTTGCTTTGGTAGGAAAGAATGAAGTCATTTGGGTTCCTTCAGAAACTGTAGATGAAATTTCCAGAGCATTATCTCTAATCCAACACCCTGAAGATATCTAATTCCCAGTTCTTTAGTTATCCATTGACTAGTATTAAGTTTATTAACTCTCATGTTTCCACCTTTCGTATCTTGTAACCGATCTTTGTGTAGTGTAACTTAACGCTAGCCCAGCTCAAGCCAACTGCCCACTTGGCACCATTAGTGCTGAACACCACCTGTCCACTTTCTACATCGAAAGTGTGAGACCAGGTAGGACCGACAACTTGGTAGCGTTCAAGCATTAGAGATTTACTACTTTATCTCCGGTAATGCTTGAGCCTGTGACAGTAGTACCATTTACAGATAGGCTTCCAGAAACAGTTTTCAAAGCTGCCCTGATTGTTCTCTGATCCATATGCGTCTGATAACCTACACGAAAGATTGCTTCAATAATCTTACGAAGATTTTCAGCGGACTCCTTTGAAATTTCAGCTCCGATATGTATTCCAGTTTCCATATTAAGCTCCTTGGGTTTGTTGCTCTTCGTAGGCCTCAAGCGCTGCGAGCATGTCAGCATCGCTTAGCTCCTCGACTTCCTCCTCAGCAGAGCTTTCCTCTCCGTTAAGGTGCATGGCATCCTGCTCCACGGCTAGCATGAATTTGTCCTTGTACTCGGGGTTGAGGTCCCAGCCGAACACTTTGTTTCCCCTGTTATAGCACGCACGAATCGTTGCACCGGAGCCGAGGAATGGAACGAGGACTATTCCTGTGGGGTAACAAAACAGGTCCAAGAGTTCTTCGATCAGCAGAACGGGGCGTTCTGTCGGATGTATCTTCCTGGCTCCTGCCACGCCGGGAAAGTTGAAAACGTTCAACCTACCACGTTTCAGCATAACGGGGTTTCCTTTGCGGCAGACGAAGAAAGGTTCATAGCCTCGAGCGAGATAGATTTCAGGCTGCATCGTTTGTCCGATTTCCTTTGCCCAGATAGCAGGAATCTCGTCAACCTGCCAGCCGGCGAGGCGAAGGCAGTTTAGTGCATCTTGATGCCAGCTTGGGCCAAACCAGAACACCAGCCACGAGTTGGGAGCTGCCACACGAAAGAGCTCAGTGCTCAGTTTGAGAAGGAACTCAGGGTAGGCATCTTCGGAGACTTCCTCGTAGCTCTGTACACTCGAGGTTACTTCTTCGTTGCCACGTTTCTGCTTGTTCAAGTTGATTCCGTAAGGAGGGTCGCACTCGATGAAGGAGATGTTTCCGTCAGTGGGAAGCTCAGCTAGACCAGCGAACGTATCGCCTATACGATAGTTGGCCTCGGCAACCTTTAGCATCTCATGAATCCCTTTAGCAAGGGCATGACCTCCGCTAGCTTGGCGCTCGCGTAGCACTTTGATGATTTGTTCTTCCTCGAGTTTCTTGACTACCTTCTCCGCATCGTTCGCGGTGTTCAGTTCAGCTAACTCAGGCATAGCCTCGACAGCCTTAGCCATCTTGATAGCGCGGGCTACGTCAGTCACACTGCGACTCAGTAGCTCGGCAGTTTTCCTGCCAGACCAGTCCAGGTTCTTTTCTTTGTAGAGTCTGTCAATCTCAAGGATGAGCGCATTCTTCTCGCTCCAGGTGAAGTCAGCACGGAAAGTGTTCTCGATTAGCTCGATCTCGCGGGAGTCGACTTCCTCGCCAGCCTCTCGTATGAGGCAAGGGATTTTCTCCAGCCCAGCCAGAATCGCTGCACGGACTCTACGTTCACCTGCAAGCAAGTGCATGTTCGAGTCAAGCGTGATAGGTTGGAGCACTCCTTTCTGCCTAATGGACTCAGCAAGGTCCTCGAGGCCAGTGAATTCCTTACGATAGCGTTCTCCGACGATGATCTTGTCAAGCTGAACAAACTTGAGTTTATTCTCCACCTTTTTACTCCTTGTTGGCTACATTAGTCTTTTGAGCTTCCAACTCGGCGATCTTCTGCTTAAGGTCCCAGACTACATCTATCTCAGCACCACCGTGACTCTTCCTCAGACCTAAGGCAGCAGCAAATACTTCAATCACACCTGTTTGTGCCATCAGTAGCTCATTCTGTCGACGAAGAAAGGTGATTTCCTGCATCGCATGCGCTAGTAAGTCTCTCATTCCTGTTCTCCTAATTGTGCTATCAGAGCATCCCGCTCTGCTTGGGTTAGCTTTGCTATCAGCTTGTCAACGGAGCTGACCTTGGCCCTGGAAGCTTTCGCTTCCACTTTCTCAACTCGCTGACGTGAGGCAGGCCTAACTACCGTTCGGTTATGCCTGATTTCCCTAAGGCGAATGAGCAGCTCCTCATCAGTCATTTCATCTACAGTTTTCACTAGGTTCTCCAGGCGCACGTTAGTCTCCTTGTGGGGCTTGTTTCAGCGCGCTCAAAGAACGCGATGGAAAAAGCCCTTCGGCCAAAACACAGTTCACTGAAGGGAGAAAACAGTGAAAGACTACCTGACCGAAGGGGAGTTCGTTAGCTCACTACGCTCTTGGGAACGGGAGGTGCTTTGCGCAGTCCTGGCTCGCCACTTGCGAGGCGAGGCACGGTCAGGCGATTATAGATATTCCCGCTGTCATCCGGTTCGCTTAGGGTGAGCTCCGCGGTGGCCGTCTGGCCAGGGAAGTCATCCAAGTCGAAACCAGAGCTGTCGTTCGGAATCTTGAACAGTGCAAGGAACCGTGCTACTAGAAGCTGCTTGAACTTCGCTTTGTCCGGGTCATCGCCAGGCGCCGGGAGTCCAATGTAGTGAGTCACATTTGGTGCTTCGTCGTGACCATCTATCCCGATCGAGACTTTGATCTGAGGCTTCTTGGTTTCACGAGTTTCGACCTGTTCAGCAGATGCTATCATGAGGCCATAGCGGCCGCCAGCTACCGGCTTGCTTTCTTGTACACCACCTACGTCGAGAGGAATTTTCATTTCAGTTTCCTTAGGTTTAGTTGAGTTAAACTTCGGCAGGCCTTTCGATAGCCTCCCAGTAGTGCTTGAACTCGCGTACGAAGTATTCCTTACGCAACTTCAAATCCGCAATCTCACCTTCTTTCTTAGCAATCTCGCGGTCGAATTTGGAGAGCACATCAGCTTTGTTTACCTCAAGCTGGTCCTCGTCGATAGACTTGACGATCTCAACGTCTTTGCTCTTGGAGTTGAAGTACTCGAACTTGATTTCAGCTTTGTCATAGCTGACTTCAAGGTAAGCGATGATGATTGTTGGAAGCTGGGTAAAGGGCTCGAAGCCAACAATAGTACCAGCATGGATAGCGAACTCGTCGCTGTACTTCTTCTTGAGTACTTTCACTCGATCGCCCACTTTTAGCTCATCGATTCGCCTGGCTGAGCGAAGATCAACTTCCAGCTTCACCCCGTTAACTTCAATGATAGTTTTATTTTGCATGTAGATTCCTTTAGTTTAGTTAAGAGACCGCTTTCGCGGCAGGTGCGGCAGCGCTTTGTTTGCGCTCCCAGGCCAAGATTCCTCCCAGGCCTTGACCAACAGGGTCTTTGGAGAAATCTATGGTTACAGGTTCCACTGGTTCGAGACCTTTGATGCTAGTACGGATCACAGTGAACTCTTTGTCTCGAACTGTGTGGAGTTGATAGATTTTGTTTCCCTTCTCATCTGTATCAGAGTCACAACCGAAGATTTCGGAGAATAGCAGGGGAATTTTCTGCACAAGTTGCCCTGTCATCATCGGAACACGCGAGGTAATGCCAGTTTTGCGATTCTTCCTGTCATACATATGCCCAGTGATGTAGATGTTCTTCCCGAGGCCGGTGATAGTGCGGCACATGTTAGTGAACGCGATCATCTGCGGACCCCAGTCATCTTCGTATGGCCACTGGCCGAGACGACCATTTATGCTGAGCACTCGGTCCATCATGAGGTCGAGCAGTGTGGTAGCACTGTCAAAGCCAATCCACTCATAGGGATCGAAGAACCCTGTCTCGACGCGCTCGTTGAACTGAGTTTCGAACTGCATGTAGACCTCAGAGGTGTTCTTCTCTTTCAGGTCAGCAGGTTTTTCCTTGTTCAGGCTCTTAGCTGCTGCGCGGACGATAGTTGGGAGGAACTCATCGTAGTCCACATCGAAGCCACGTAGGGAAAGTAGCGCGTTGGGGTCGAAGAGATAAGCGTACTTCTTCCCAGGGAGTGTGAGGAACTGCGTGGTCTTGCCACTGCCAGTGTCTCCGAGCATTAGGATTTTCTTCGGAGTGTCGAGACGAGCGTCCTTTGCGTTAGGCATAAGTTGTCTCTTTCTTTGTAAGTCCCACACGGACAATTCCCTTATAGAAGTAGGAAACATCCTCGGCAGGAAGATTACCAGTGAATTCCCGCTTGTACTCTCTTAGGGCTCCAAGTGTGTTTGAGATAGCTTCTGAAATACTACTTCCTGAGGGAAGTTCAAACTGAACTGCAAGAGTTACGATTGTAGTAGCTTTTCTGCTCATGCTTGTGGCTCCTTGTCATTTGAAAAGTAGAATCAGAATCAATAGAATTATGATCCAGACTCCTTGATAGTATGTCACTTGTTCACCAACTTGTCTAATCCGAGAACTGAGAATGGCTCCCACTTCTCGACCATGTAGCCCGCGGGAGGCTCACTCAGTTGGTCTGGCCTGCTGTTAGTGCGACAGACACTCAGGTATGGGCAAGGACCATACTTACCCACACATGAGTTTTCGTTCTTAGGGAAAGCTCCGCTTTCACTCAATTCCTTGGTATCGTTGTACTTCTGTACATCTGCTTCAAGTCGTGCTACCCACTGTCGAGTGTCACTGAGCCACTCACGCAACAGCGCATCTTGGTGAGCGATAGGAATGAAGCGAAAAGCATTGTGCACCTGCTTGTGAACCAGTGCCGCATCTACCCATACCTGCTTGAGACCAGGAAAGAACAGGCCTGCACCGAACTGGTAGCCTTTGGTCTGTGAGTCACTGAACCAGCTCTCGACGTAGGTCGAGCGGAAGCCACCATCTTTCTTGTAGTCTGTGGTAGTCTTGTGCTCCAGCACCACGGTCTCGCCATTCCAGGTTACCACTTTGTCCAACCGGCCTATGTACCATACGCCTTCAGCGTCCGGGAGTGGCACGGCGAAGGGCTGCTCGATGGCAACTACCTCAGCTTCTTGTAGCATCTTCCATCGAGTTTCAATATAGTTGTGATACATCTCCGCTGCGATGCCAGGTGTTCTGGGTTCGTACTCAGCGATCTGCTCTACCTCCAGGTGAGCTGGGAGACCCTGCTCTTCCCAGGTTTCACAGAACTTTGCAAGAGCAAGTTGGGAGAGCTCTCGCTGGGTAGCTTTCTGCGCGAACTGCCAGACAGCATCCATGCCGCTGTGCCAGCTGAGACCGAAGACCAGAGGCAGTGCGGTGCCAGTGCCACGCCAGTGCATTTGGTGACGGAGGAAGTACTTGCGTGGGCAGTCCTTGTAGGAGGACAGAATAGTGTTATCGTAATAGCGCGCATCAGCGGTTCCCAGAGATGAGCTTGGCATCTTGTGTTTTCCTTTTCACGTTGTTGAAGAACAAACTGCGAGAGATGTAGCCATCACCTTTGAAGAGCAGCAAGTTGAGCTGCTGGTGCT